TGGTGACGACGGCTGGCAGCACGTCCGTGCATCTGCTTTCAGCGGGTGATTTCGTCAACGGCCAGAATATTGCGATCTTCAATGCCGGGGCGCTCTGCACGCTCGCCGTTCCGACGATCTCTGGCGTCACGCAGGGCGGCACTGCGGGCACCACGTCGTATCAGTATCAGGTCGTCGCGCTCGATGGAACAGGGGCGGCCACCGCCGCGTCGGTTGCCGTCACGACGACTACCGGCAACGCCACGCTGTCGAGCACTAACTACAACATGATTGCGTGGGGTGCGGTGTCAGGTGCCGTCGAGTACGCGATCTATTGCATCGGCGTCGGCTGCGTGGGCCTTACCCAAGGGCTGTCGTTCAATGACATCGGCTTTGGTGCTATCAATCCGATATATTTGAATGGCGGGAGCGCCACACCACCCACGAGCGCGACGGGCGGCACCTTCTATACCCAGATCATATCTGGTGGCGGCACCCAGAACATCGTTGTGGCAAGCGCGACTCCCTCGTCGACCAACAGCCACTCCATGTTTCACAACGATGCACCCAGTATCATCAATGCTCTATCAGCCGCTAGTGATGTCTATCTCCCGCCTGGCGATTTCAACGCTTCGGGTATCGTCGTCAATAACGCGCATCTGCGCGGCGCTGGTTCGAGACTCACTTCTATCTCCAGCATCGACAAAACGAAGCCAGTTGTGCAGGCGTACAACATTTCGTCTGTCGAGGCGATCGGTTTGGGGCATCGCAGCTGGACGTACTGGGACTCATACCCGAATTGCATTGCGCTTCAACTGGGCAATGCGTCCACGAACGCATTCAGCGACCGCACCTCGCGCTATGAGAATCTCCTGCTCCAACAATGCACGGAGGGTATCAGCACTCGCGTCACAGCATATTCGAATATCTTCCGCAACATAGAGATTACGCAGTCGCAGTTGCCGATCAACATGCAATGCCCGAGCGCGACGGGCAATGTGTTCGATAACATTTACATCGATAACTGGTACAACTACGGCGCAAGCATCAAAATGCAGTGCGCGTTCATGATCTCCCTCGGCGGGTCGTGGTCAGAGTCGACATTCCGCCAGATTAACTGTGAATGGTGTAATGTAACGACGGCGGCAATCCTGCTGAACGGATTTAATAACGCCACGTTTGAGTCGGTGCATTTTGAAGGGCTCACATTTACTGGAAATCCGGTCGCCTTGTTTAGCGTCATCGGAGGGAGCACCAGCTCGCAAACGACAAATCTGAACGTCTTCAGCATGTCGCTTGAAAATTCAGTGCTCGCGAACAGCAGCACTGGCCTCGCCATGTTCGAGATTGCTAACTTCGTCAATATCAACGCTCAAGGCGTAGAGACGTGGAACAACACTTTGAACGGCGCAACCACATGGATTTTGTATCGCGCCGGCAACACGAATCTAGTTCCTAGTCCGCGCGTCAAGATAGAGCCGCTGGTGACTGACATTTTCACGCAGGGCAGCTATGCGCCCGTGGCGAGCGGCGCACCGGCGATCCTGATTCCAAACTATCCGACGCTCGGAGACAGCGCTCCCACCGTATCGACCGGTTTGTCGAGCGGCGCTTATCAGGTCGTCCAGCATTCGTCAGCAAATGGCGCGCTGTTCTATGCCTATAACGGAACATCATGGAACACGTTCGGCCCAAGCTATGCAGAAGGCACGTTCAATCCGACGCTTGCGGGCACAACCGTTGTCGGTGCTTTCACGTATACCACGCAGAACGCGTGGTACAAGAAGGTAGGCGCACTCGTAACGATCGGCGGCATACTTAACGCATCAGCCATGACAACGGGAGCCACTGGGAACGCCCTAATTTCCATCTCGACGTGTCCTTATCTCCCCGTCAACTCAAACAACGGGTACTCGGCGGCGCAGGTCTCTGTCTTAGGTGGCATGGGTAGTCTGGCCTCCGGGGTGGTCGGCGTCATTTCACCGAATGGCAGTTCAATCGCGCTGTACTACGCGAATGGGAGTGGCGCGGTTCCGGCATCAGCATTCACGAGCAGCACTGATCTGACGTTTAGCGCGGCCTTTAGCGTTGACTAGACAGGAATCTTTAATCAATCGTAATGAAAATTTTAGGTCTCAACATAGCCCAGGTTGCCCGGTAGATAATACCGGACCATCCTGCCACAATCACACAAGCTGCTTTTAGGCAAATATAGATTGTTGCTACCATGTCACTCATAGTAACCCCTACGGTAATGACTACTACCACTTTTTCTGTCCAGGCAAGTGACATAATGAACCGTGCCTTGCGCCTTTGTGGGACGTTCGACGCTACTAACCCCCCATCATCACAAGACTATGCCAACGTCCAGCTCGCCTTCAACATGATGATTAAGGCGTGGATTCGTAAGGGCCTTCCCATGTGGAAGATTGTCTACAACACGGTGCCTCTGGTAGAAGGCCAGAACACTTATGAGATAGGTCCCTATGCTTCAGGCACAGGTGCTGTGGTTTGTTCAAAGATTCTAAAGGTGACGTATGCCTTCATCAGAGATTCAAACAACTTCGACACACCAATCGATCCGCTATCCATCCAGGAGTATAACCAGTACGGAGCTAAGGGAAGTCTTGGTGTGGTTAATAGTTACTGGTATCAACCTCTGGATGATAGTGCATATACTGGGGTGAGCAGCTTTATCACGTTCTATCCTACACCTAACGATGCTACAAGGACCATATGGTTGGTGTGCCTATCAACACTTGATGATGTTAATCTTGGGACCGATCCCGTGGACTTCCCGCAGGAGTGCTATCAGGCCCTGTCGTGGTGTCTGGCCAACGAGATCAGCATGGAGTACGCCACCTCGATGGACCGGGTGAAGGAGATCAGCATGAGGGCGGCCCAACAATACGAAGAGATGGTTGACTGGTCGCAGGAGAACACCGATTCGATCCGCTTCCTTTATGATACCCGTTCGAGGTAATTGATGGACACCAATCCTGTCCGTGTTCCGTTGATCGAGCCGCTTGAGACTCGGGACCAGACTACCTTCTACGATGCCAAGGCAGTCAACTGCGTGACGGACGTGACGCCGCGCAAGATGCTGATGGCCCGCAAGCGGCCAGGGCTTCAGATTGCCTATCAGGGAACAGTGGGCACTGGTCAGGGGATCACCAACTACCAGAACAACCTCTACTCGATCAGCGGCGACACCCTCAATGTGTTGAGTGGTTCGTCGGCACTGTTGACTGCGATTGAGGCCACTTCCAGTGCAGCCTTTGGCGACCGCACAGGACCCATGACGGTAGGCTTCAACGGCTACCTCTATGTGATGGGCGGTGTCAACTCGTCGGGCACGGCCCTGAATGATGTGTGGCGCAGCGCCAATGGGACCAGTTGGACACAGATCACTTCTGCTGCTCCCTGGGCCGCTCGTGCGAAGGGCGCACTCCTTGTCTTCAACAACACCCTCTATCTGATGGGTGGCGCAGCTTCGGCCACCGGCACCCACTACAGTGATGTGTGGTCTACGCCTGACGGCATCAACTGGACCCAGGTTGCATCGAGTGCGTGGCCCGCACGCCGCCGCTTTGGCGCAACAGTCTTCAATGGCTTTATGTGGATAGCGGGGGGCGCAGGACAGAACTCCTCCACTAGCCCCGATGGCCTGTACCCCAACACAAAATACAACGATGTCTGGTATTCGAGCAACGGGTCAAGTTGGGCCCAGGCCACCGGCCTGAATGGCGCACCCTGGATTGCCAGAAGTGACTTCGCCTTCTATAGCTCGGGCACTTCCCTCTACGTTTGTGGGGGCTTGCTGATCGACGCCTTCTCATCGGCCACCTCGGACCTGTGGACGGACAGCGGCACAGGAGGGGTAACGTGGACTCTCGTCAGTGCAAACCCCTTTGGAGTAGCCTCGTCGGGCTTGTGGCCAATAGCGGCCTTCGACTCCGCAGGGCAGGGCTTCTCTATCCCCTCCTCTTCGATTACCCTGACCGGGGGCAATGGCACAAGTGCCGCCGCCTTCGGCTTCGTTGATGTGGACGACGATCCCGACACCGACTTCGATGGTGGTCAGTACACCGAGATAACCTTCACCAACCAGGGTTCCGGCTACACGGTGCCGCCGACGATCAGCTTCCAGACATCCAACGAGGGCTTCAATGTCAAGGCGTATGCCATGCTCAACGGCACCTCAAACGGTGGCTCGAAGGCATGTCGCGTGGCCACAATCGGCAGCACGGTCTATGTCCTTGAGCTCCAGGCCACCGGCACCTACGACCACGTACTGTGGTCAACGACCAACGGGACGACGTTCACCAACACGAACTGTTCCTTCACCTCTGGCTGGACGCCTCGTGACGGGGAGTTCTTTGCCTATGGCAACTTGTGGTTCACCTCCGGTACCGACGCCTCTTCCAACTACTACGACGATGTGTGGTACATCTCCATCGGAGGCGGCACGTTTGCCCTAAGCCCTACGGTGGCCAACCAGTTCTACCACTTTAACCAGACATCCAGTACGGTCGCAAGTCCGTTGCTGGTCTTCAAGTCGCCCTACGACCTGTATGACTACAACGCTGCGCTCCAGACGTTGACCAAGCTCACGACCAGTGCCAATTACCCGGCCACGACAGTGCCTGGTCTTGTGGTGCTGGACACCTACTTCTTCGTGATGGACCCGCAAGGGCGCATCTGGAACTCCAATATTAACGACCCCACAACGTGGGTGGCAACCCAGTATGTGGCTATGGAGAACGAGCCTAATGGTGGGGTGGCCTTGGCCAAGCTGGGCCAGTTCGTTGTAGCCTTTGGCCAGTGGACAACGGAGTTCTTCTTCGACAACGGGACGCCTCCTCCATCAAGTCCGCTTGCCCCTCAAACATCTTTGCCGTTCGATGTGGGGTGCGCCAATGGTGAGAGCGTGCGCGAGATGCAGGGCAACATCATCTGGATCGGTCAAACCAAGATCGAAGGCCAGGGCGTCTACATGTTCCAGAACTTCTCCCCTGTCAGGATCAGTACGCCTTTCATCGACCGTATCCTTCAGGCCGATCCCCTGGTGAATGTACGCTCAAACAACCTTGATGCAGCAGGTTACTCCCTCTATCTCATAACCCTGTATTCCTCGAATATAACCCTTGTCTATAACTTCTACACCCAGCAATGGGACGTGTGGACCAGCACCACAGCCAACAATACTGTGACTGTCCAGTCGCTATCTTGCGACTCCTATGGTA